CCAATCCATCCGGGTCCACGTCGCTCGAAGTGGCGATCAATTTATCCGGCAGATTGCTCGCCACCGTATACAGCGCCACACTGCACGTGCCTGCCGGAGCGCCCGTCCTGGAGAGCCACAGGTTGACCTGATGCACCTCCATTCGGTAGTCCAGGGTGAACAGCACGCCCAGTTTCTGGTCTGCCCCGCTGCTGGACAGGTCGATTCCCGCATCTCGCCCAGCCTCGTCCACGTCCTCGGCGTTGCCATACATCAGGTAATACGAGCCGCCGTCGCCGGAGAACTCGATCGTCTCCCGCCGTGGGCGGTCCTGGCCGTATTCGCGCGCCGCGTGGCGGATGGCCGCGTCCCTGTCGGTCTCCGAGAGATCATCCGTGCGGATTCCCATCATCAGGCGGTCCAGGCGATCATTAAAGGTGGATAACCTGGTCAAAGTGGACATCGTTTCCTCAATTGATAATTCGTGTTATCGGTATACATTCCATCAGCTACCGCGGGCAGATGATGTGCAAAATATCTCCGAATGTATTTCCCGATTTGATAAAGCCCACCCACAATTCATACTCCTTGCCGCGCTCCAGGTCCTGCACGATCGGCAGCGTGATCGTGTACGTGGCTACGTTGGCGAACCCGCTCAGTTTCGTTGAAGACACGTCCTCCATGTCTGGCAGCTCCTTCAAAAGCACTGTGACATCGGTGGGTACAACTGACCCACCTTGGGGGATGGAATCAAAATAGAAGGCTTTGCGCTCCCAGGAAAGCACTCGCTTCGGCGAGTTCTTGAAATATGGGTAATCGGCCACTATAAATCCTCCAGAGTCAATGCCAGCGATCCATCATGCAAAACAATCTCCGTGCTCTCCGTCCACAGGGTCAATTCCAGCGATTCTGTGTGCAGATACAGCTCCTCCAAGCCAACCGCCGGCCCAATGATCTGGCTTGCCAGATTGCCCAGCCAGCTCAGCACGCCGCTCAAGCTGCGTCTGATCCGCTTGACGACATTGCCGGACGAAGACAACATGCCCGAAAGCGCCTTGCGGGCAGATACGCTCAGCGCCCCGCTCTCGATAAGTGTCCCGGCGACTTGTTTCCCGGGGCGGCGTGATAATACGCCGGAAGAGGACAGCGCGCCCGCCAGGCTTCTGTACATCGTCTTGAGTCCCGCCAGAACACCGGATGAACCGAGCGAGCCTGTTTTGGTGGCGCCGGTTCGTTTTGTGACGTTCCCGCTACTGCTCAACAGGGCGGAGAATGCCCGCACAGCGCGTTTGGTCAGACTGCCGCTGCTGGAGAGCATCCCAGCTTTGCTCGTCCTGACCATCTTGTTCAGCGTACCGCTGCTGGAGAGCGTGGCGGTAAGGGCTCTCAAGAAGGTTTTGAGCGCCACCAAAGCGCCGGAACTGTTCAGCGTGCCGGCCTTGGCAGTAGCGGTTCTCTTGATCAGTGTGCCGCTCTCGCTGAGCGTTCCAGCCTTGGCAGCTTGGGCCTGCTTGCTCAGCGCGCCGGAGCTGCTCAACGCGCCGGCCAGGGATTTCACGGCCTTTCTCACCAGGGCGCCTGAGCTGTTCAGCGTGCCCGTCAGGCTGCGCAAGGTCACTTTCGACCCGCTCAATACGCCGGAACTGGTGAGCGTGCCTATCTTAGCCAGGATCGCCTGCCTGGCCAGTGCCCCGCTGCCGGACAAGCTGCCAGCCAGGCCTCGCGCTGTGCGCTTGAGCAACCCTCCACTGCTATTCAGCGTGCCCGCTTTGGCTGTGCCGGTGCGTTTGATCAGCGCTCCTGCGCTGCTGAGCATGCCGTCCAGAGCCTTACGTGCCTGGCCCACCAGGGTGCCCGCGCTGCTCAACGTGCCAGTCTTCGCAGTTCGGGGCTGCTTGCTCAATACACCACTGCTGCTCAGCGTCCCGGCTTTACTTAGGCTTATCAGCTTGCTCAATACACCACTGCTGCTCAGCGTCCCGGAAATGGATTGGGAAAACTCGTTGCCGCCAATCCTCTCGACCAAGCTGGCGATCAGCCTGCGCCGCATCACGCGGGCGCGGATGCGGTAGTCGTAGACGTGCTCGATCACCCAGGCGGCAACCATGTCGTACACGATGCGCGTCAGCGCGCCAGCGGTTGTCAATGTGCCAGCCAGGCTTTTCAGCCTGGTGATGCTCAACGCGCCAGACAAGTTCAGCGTCCCGGCTTTAGAGGTGCGGGCCTGCTTGCTCAGCGTCCCGGTTGGCGTCGTCGATCCGCTTTTCGCTGCTTGCGTTTGCCTGAGCAGGTCACCTGCGGGCGTCGTCGATCCGCTTTTCGCTGCTTGCGTTTGCCTGAGCAGCGCGCCGCTGCTGTTCAGCGTGCCGGCAACGGTTTGCTGAAACTGCGTCCCCTCGACGACCGTGATCGTCGGTGTATTGGTATATGCCGTGATGGCCGTCGCTCCGTCGTAGATGCGCAGAGCGATAGTGTCGTTATTCGACACTTGACCAGCGTCAAGCGTTAGGCACCACTCGGTGTCGAAATACTCTCCGATCGCGCCCGAGTTGATCGCCCCGCCGGTCGCCTCCTTCATCCCGTTGTTGTTGGTAACGAAGGCGCCACTTCCGCCAGTAAGCTGCGAGGTGCAGTCATCCCCATCCGCGAAGTTATTCGACAGGGCAAACTGCACCGGGGTCGTCCCGCTGACCGCGGTATAAGCGCCCCCGTTCAGAGAGTAATACAGGTTCCAGATTTTATTGGTCCAGGCTTTCGCCCCCGACTCGTCGATCAGAAAACGGACGCGGAAATTCTGGCCGGTATCCTGCGTCCAGTTGATATTCTGAGCGGCCTTCCAGGACGCACCGCTCTCGGATCCGTCATCGTTGCGACCGCGAAAAGCAACCTGGGTGAAGGATGGATTAGTCAATTACCCTCCGCTCACGCGCCCCCCAGGCCGTCCGGATAGGAAAATCGGGGTCTTCATTGGCGCGCTTCACCATCTTATTGAAATAATCACTCGGCACAGTGCGCCCAAACAGTACCCGCTTTGGGCCAGGCTGGGCCAGATAATCGACCATCCCGATCCAGTCCACACCATACCATCTGTAGTCTCGATACACATAATAATCTGCGGCCATCACCAATCGCCGCCCGTGGTCAAAATCGAACTCCACGATCACTAGCACTCCAAACACCGGCGCGTCCCACGCGTTCCCGTTGTATGTCGCCCCGCCATCGTAATAGATTTTCCAGGGCGGCCTGTAATGACATTGCGGCCTCACGTCACTCCTCGAAGAATATCTTTGCCCTGGCGTTGACGATCGCCGGCGCGGTGGCGCGCAGCCCAATCCGGTCGCCCGCGCCGCAGATCGGCTCTTGACCCAGCGGGTATTTGACCTCATATCCGGATTGTGGGTGCACCTCGGCAACGTCCAGGATGTCGCCCGCAGTAGGCTCGCCGGTAAAGTCCTGCTGGGCAGTGGTATCCAGGCCATCGGCGTTGCTGTCGTTCAGCTTGACCAATGTCAGCGCCGACGCCGTGCCGGCGGTGGTCTGGCGCAGCAACTCCACCTGCACCGGCTCGGCAGTCACGGAAACACCGTCGAAGAACACGCCCCAGCCGAGAATCTTGATCGAATGATTGGCGGCTGCGATCAGCTGGATCAGTGTCTCTACCGTTGCCGCGGCCAGCGCCTCCTCGGCGATGATCGCCACTCCAATTTGTGCCATGCTACACTCCTAATCCTGCTATTTGGTGCGACCAATCAGGCCTCACGAACAGAGCTTTGATCGCCCGCTCGTCCGCCGCAGGCGCAGCGGGAAGAAAATATGCCCTCGGCACCTGATAGATTAACGATGGATGTTCGGCAACGTCCGGCGTGCTTACCAGGCTGAACGAATAATTGGCAATATAATCCTCGTCCTCTGCTCGCCAGAGCGGGATATATGAAACCAGGGCATTAGGGCGAATGTTAAATGGATGAACCTTGCGGTAAAGCGCCGTCTCCTCAGAGGGATCAAGAACGGCGTTCCAGATGACAATCTCTGCGATTCGTCCATCCCAGTAACTAGATGCTGCGGCGCTCCGAGCAATGTTGAAGTTGTTAGTCAACGACAAACTAAGGTCGGTGCCACTCGGAGCATGAAGACCTGCATTGTTAATCAATGCCCGCATGGATTGACCCCCTGCTGTAGTCGAGCCCAACAGGTGATTCCAGGCATTTGTCGTCATTGTGTTGGTGGTAGTTGCCGAGCGCAGGCCGCCACTACCCCACAACGACCATTCCAGTTCACCGGCTGACAGACGGCGCATCCAGATGCTTGCGGCGCTGGCATCTCCAAGAGCTATGATATACATGATGTTGCTGGATACCGGATATACCCAGCAGGAGATGGTCAGTGGGCCATCGGTTAGCGGCACACCTGCATAATATAGAGCCTCGAAATCTACCCGGGTAAACAGTCTGGCCATTTATGTCTCCACGCCAAAGAAATCCAAGTAGTGTTGATTAGGATTCAATGCCACTAATCGTCCAAAGCTCCGCGTCGCCAGCCATATTGTCATCCACGTGGGTCGGATCGCGACGCACACGCACGATTGCCACCTGTCCATCTGCCCAGCTATCCATATCAGCCCCATTCGTGAACGCAATCGTTGGATAAGAGGGTTCACCGGATGCGGAAGCTGCGGTGTCAGACACGCCGTTGAAATCATAAGTGTGCGCGGCATCGATATCTTCAGCATCATCTGGGAAAGCACGGATCGCCATTTCCCAGCGGGTCTGGCCGGAAGCAGCCGTCGATGCTGACCAGGGCAAGGTAAAAGTCAGTCCACCACCATCATACCCACGTAAGATGCAGAGGAAGTCCAGATATTCAATCGCGGTGGGATCGAAATCCCAAACCGGGAAATTCTCTGCTGGAGTGGATGCACTTGGACGCACATCGAACGTGGCGTAATTCGCCGCGGGCGGCATGATACTCAGAACCTGGACAACAGGATCGCCGGAAGCCACATTTCACCTCCTCACAACATGCCAATCAGCCGCTTGGCCATGTCTCACAGAAGTTGCCGCACAAGATCGTCTTCTGGATCGCCGTCGGCAACAAAGTTGCCGCGTGGCATTGGTGCGGAAAGTGCCGTTCAGCGCATTGTTGTAATTTACCTGATTAGCGATGAGGAAGCCGATCGGCAGCAAAGTTGCCACTATCCGTTGGCGGCCACCGTGCAGGTATACGTCCACTGTATGCTGTCGCCGTTGACGACGTTGATCGCGGCGAAAACGCTGCGATCCCACAGCACACCCGCGCTCTCGGTGATCACGCTGAACAGGCCGTGCTCGGTGATCGCACCCGAGCCGGTGAACGATTGCGTGCCAACGCTGCGCAGTTGGTTAGCTGCCGGTTGGGACTTCGTGCCTGCCACGCGGTCGGTGATCGTGGTCGCCTCCGCGCCCAGCGCGGAATCGGTCTGGTTCTCTGCCACCGCGCCCGTCCCACAGGCGTGGAAGTTCATCGTGGTGATGTCGGTCGTATCGGCATCCCAATCGTCAACCAGGAAAGCCACTCCATTGTCGGTGATTACGCGGTATGCCAGAGTACCGTAATTGATCCTCACCCGCCGGTCGAGAATCTGCCGGATCATCTCGCCCAGGCTCGGGTCTGGATCGTGGCGCGCATACTCTCTCAATCGCTCGTACAGCACCCGATCTTCGTCCCGGATGAAAAATAGGCTGCCCATCAGCTCGGAGGTCAGCGTAATCACGCCAGTTGCCCGGCTGACGCCGCGCGCCAGAGCGGAAACAGCCAGCCCCTGCAGGAAGGATTTGCGCAAGCCATTCCGCAGCCTCCAGCGCAGTGGCGCGGGAAAGCCCTGGGCAGGTTGGTAAACGGCCTCCAGCGAACCCTTGAAAGATGTCTTTCCGCCGGTATTCATTCCTCACCTCCGGGTATCATGCCCCTCTTGCGCAGCACAAGCTCGACTTGCGATTCCGCCATCGCCTTGGCCGCGGAATCGGCCGGCTCGAACACCTTGTCAAACTCAACCAGCAGGTCGTCCGGCATGTTCGCCAGGTCGGCGAACACCAGCGCAACCTCGTGCTCAGGCAGGTATATCACTCCGGCCTCGGTGCGCCGATATGCTTTGACTTTAAATGTTGGCATGGTTTGCCTCCTTGTTTTCTCGATCGGATAGTATCAGCTACGCCAACCGGTTGGCGGCGCCAACAAAGTTGGCGATGGCGACTGATAATGTGCATTATCGGCCGCCCATAGAGCCGATTCTTGGCCCACGAACAGCCGCTCCATTTCCAGCGAGAAGGCCTCCCGCCAGCTGCTGGCTCTCCCCTCGCGGAACGTTGGACCGTCGCGCTCCTGCAGCCCTTGCAAAACTGCCCGCACGCCGCGTTCGTACTCGCTCCACGAGACCGTCCCGCCATCGGCAGAAATACTGCCGCTGTGATTGATCACATAATTCATGAATCGTCTGGCAGTCGCATCCGGCTCGTCGATCATCTCCTCGTAGCGCAGCGGCAGGATCCAGCCCTGCTCCAGCCACGGCGCAAACAGCGCCCAGCGTTCGAAGATACCCAGGTAATGGTCCAGCCCCTCGATCACCGCCCGCAGGCGCTCCTCGAAGCTCCCCAGGCTCATGTACAATATCTTGCCCGGGTGCCGGAAGCGCTCCTCGTCCGGATCCTCGATGTGGCGCACCTGGCTCACCGCCACGTCGCGCAGGTCCCGATGCACGAACAGCACGGCCGTTCCCGCCTTCCGGAGAGCCTCGGCGATCTCCGGCCTGTAGCCCACGTGCCCTACCATCCAGGTCCCGTCAGGCTGGCTGCGGATCTGCCGGACCGTCGCATCCAGGTCTTCGAAGCGCGTCCCCCAGCCGCCCAGGTCAAAGCAGTCCATCCAAGGCGTTGGCTCACGCCGTTGGGCCAGCGCCTCCGCCATCTGCATGGCCAGGTGCGTGCCGCTCTTCGGGAAAGAATTAATCAGAATTTTCATGTTTCGGCGTCAACTTCGTTGACGGCGGCAGTATTCTGCCGATGGCAGTATGCTGCCGATGGGTTTCGGCAATCCTGCCGCCGGCAATCCTGCCGCCGGCAAACTGCCGCTATGAATACAGCACCGCCGCGCTCGGAGCCGTCCCGGTTAGCGTCGCATAACAGCCTGGCCCGAAGGCCAGCCCGCCCGGGAACCAGACCGATATCGTCGTATTGATCGGCGCCTTGATCGTCGCCCATAGCGCCGCCCCGCTCCCATCGATGCTGGCATCCAGGATCAGCGTGGCTGCGTCCGCGCCGGCCGTCAGCGTGATCGCGTAGACTGCCCCTGGACCGCTCTTCACCAGCGCACTGACTGCGGACACTAAAGATGAGAAAGGACCTCTCATATTGCCTCCTCGGCAGTTTTATCGCCGGCGGCAGTATTCTGCCGATGGCAGTTCTGCTGCCGCAATCAATCAAACGGGGGCGGGCAAGGAGAGCGCCAGCCGAACGAACGACCAACGCAGAGGAAACCCGCCCCCATTCGACAGCCAGCCTGGACTATCTCCTGCTGCTGGCTGTCCTTTTCGCGCCCGGCGACTTTGACGCCGCCGGCTTGGCCTCCTTCTCCTCAGCCGCTTGCGCTTGTTGGCCGGATTGCTCCGGCTCTTTTTTTACCTTCGGCAAAATTGCCGCCGGCAATTTTGCCGCCAGTTTTTCCTGCTCCAGGATCAGGCCGGCTTTCAGGGCTTCGAACACCTTCACGCCGCCGATCCCGTAGTCCAGCAGCAGGCGCACCTTCTCGACCCCGTCTGGCTCGGTCACCAGGCGTACCTTCAGCAACTCATAGCCCGCCTCGGGCCGGATCGCCGCCAGGGCGGCTTTGACCAGCTCGGATTGCATGGCTATAGCCTCAGCTCGAAGTTGGCCCGCGCTCCCAGATATTCGAACGTGCCCGTCGCGGCCGCATCGATGGTGAGCTGCACCTGGATCACCTCGTCGTTGTCCAGCCATTCCGCGGTGGTCAAAGTCAGCGTCATCTTGTGCTGGTCCACGTCGATTCGCTCCGCGGCTGCGTCGTGACCAGTATCGTAGCTGAAGGCCAGCTCCTCTACCGTGCCAATGGCCGCGCCGTCTGCCGGCAATGTGACCTTGTGCACCAGTGCTGCCATTGCGGTCGCAGCCGCCGTCACGATCTCGAAGTAGATGTCGATCGTCTTGAGATAGCAGCCCTTGTACTGGTCAGAATTGCTCGGGATCACGATCGGGATCGTCAAGACGCCCGTCACGTCCGCGGCCGCTTTCGTCTTGGCAATCGTGCCGGCCACCTGCCCGGCCGCGTCGGCCCACGTGCCGGTCACGAAGTGCGCCATCGTAGGCGGCAGCCATTGTGACATATTCCTATCGCTTACGTAACCCATGTCAAAACCTCCTGTATCGATAATTGCGCTCGGCAATTTGCCGCTCTAGTTGGCGGCGGCATACATGCCGAGAAGGTCTTAGACGTTCGCCTTGTACAGCGGGCGGAAGTCCGCCACCGGCGCGCAGTCGTACGTCGCACTGTAGCGGAACCCGAACTGGCGCACCTTGAACCTGAGCTCGTCGTTGGTAAACATCGCTCCGCTGCGCTCGTCCTCCGCCGAGAACAGCTCCGGAGTCCTGCGCCCGCGCAGCCAGATCAGGAAGATCGCCGGCGCCTGCGCCGGGTCGGCTATCGCCGCCCAGTTGTCGGTGTCGGTCCAATCCGGCACCGGGATGATCTCGAACTGTCCCTTCACGCTGTTGACCGTCTGGAACTGCCCGCCCGAGGTTGCCCCACCAGACTGAGCCGGAATCATCTCGGAGTTGCGGATCTCCTCCGCCGTGGCAACCAGGTCCACCGGGACCAGCAGAAAGCGCGGCCGGTTGGCCATCGCCAGGCGCCGCCCTACGCCCAGGGGCTGGTCGGTTTGCTTCATCATCGCCGTGCGGGCGGCTACGAACGAGCTGTAGCTCAACGCCGAAGTACCCAGGTTGGCATGCCCGCCGGCCGTGGTCACCGCGGTCGAGTTGAACAGCGCCCCGGTATCGGCCAAGACTGGCCCGGTCGCCGTGTTGACCGTGAAGGCCGCCGAGACCAGCGCCGAGATCGTGTTGTAGTAAGCGTTGGAGAGCCGGCTGGGAAGTGTGCGCAGGCGATTGAGCTTGTCGAGCAGGAACGTTTCCAGCGTGACCCCGATATAGTTGCCGCGCTTCACGTAGCTGGCGGTCTCCTCCTCGTCGGCCCAGGCGGATTCGACGTACGCATCGCCCTCGGACATCGCCGTCAGAGTCGAGATCCCGAACACCCGCACCAGGGTTGCCTGGTCCAGGGTGTCCACGTCCTCCTGGCGCACGATCGGGTCCCACCATTGCTCGCGCACCGAGTAATCGGCTGCCAGCAGCAGGTTGACCACGTTCTTCACGATGCTCGACAGGCTGCTGGAAGTCACCTGCGCCTCGAGCAGGCGCTTGTTGCGCATCTGCCCCAGGCCGTCATAGTCCTCGGTGAAACGATAGTACCACTCGCTCAGCCTGCGCTCGTAGGGCAGCGCCGGCTTCTCGGATTCGATGAAGTGCTTGATCGATTCGATACCGTGATATTCCGCCTTTTCCTTGTTGATCAGCTCGGTGAAGCGGGTCGGGCCGGCCACCAGGCGCAGCAGCGCCAGCTCGATCCGGTCCAGCTCGGTCAGCGAGCCAACTTTGATCCGCGCCCCGTCCGGGAGCACGATCTTGCCGCTCTCGGAGAGCTTGCTCAGCGCTTCGCGGTGTTTCGTGATCGCCGTTTCCAGGTCCGCTGTCTCGAAGACCTTGCCGCGGAACTGTTCGGCGATGATCTCGCGATAGCTCTCGGGCAGGCCGCTCTCGCCCAGCTTCACGCCCAGCACGTGCGCACACTCGTTGATGCGCATCTTCTCTTCCAGCGCGGCCGCCCTGGCCTCCGCTGCGGCGATGGCCTTCGCCACCGGTTCTGGCAGCTGGTCGCCAGTCTGGGTATCGTTGCTGCTGCCGGCATCGTCATCATCCGAATCGTCGTCCGGATCATCGTCTCCTGCGCTGGCCAGTCTTGCTTCGATTGCGGCAATCCGATCGTTAAACCCGGCCATGCTGGCGGAGACGGCATCGCCAATCAATTTCTTCAGCTCTTCTGGGTCCATCTCTACCTCCTGTGAAAGTAAGTTCCGCGGGCCGCTCGGCAAACTGTCGCCGGTCATCCCCGCAATCATGCGTGATAAGCGCCCGCCTGCCGCCGGGTCGGCCACCACGTCCACGCTCAAAGCCTTGGAGATCTTCTCGATCACCGGGGTCGTCGACCCGGCGATCGTCTCTTCGATCCCCTCTCCCAGGGCGTCGATGCTCAGCCCGATCTTGTCCAGCACGCTGGCCTTCTCGGCGTTGAGCAGCTTCGCCCGCAAATTGTCGTCTACGATCTTCAACACGCCCGTCACGGCCTTCTTGGCTGCGTCCCAGGCCGGCTTGACGATCACCCCGACCCACTCGTGCACCACCGAGCGCATCCCTTGCCGGGCGGCCATCTCGTCATCCGTCAGGTGGTTGTCGTAGACCTTGATCCCATCCCACAGCGGGACGCTGGCCTCCAGTGCGCTCGCCTTGTACAACCGGCCGTTCTTCGACTTGACGTAGGTCTCCTTCCCCTCGGTGACCAAGTCGGAATCGCTCTCCGGCCCGATGATGATCACTTCCCACTCGCGGCCCTCCGGCTCGTCTTTCTTTTTCTTCGAAGCCAGGATGCGCAGCGCCTCAGTGACCGGCACGTATGTCTTTTCCGGGATGACCTTGGTCCAGTCCTCAACCCCGGCGAAGATCACCTCTGTCCCGTCGATCTCGAATGGGATCAGGTAGAATTCTTCGTCCATTTTGGCAACGACGTGGTCTTCGTAGGTATCGGTCACCCAGCAGCCGGGGCGGTAATCGCCGTTGGGCAGACGGGCGAACTTGGCCTCGAAGGCATCCCGGATCTTGCCGACGAACTCGTCCAGGCTGCCCTTGGAGCCGTGGAGCGCCTCTTTCTCCCGATCGACGACCTGACCGTCCTTGAAGATCTTGCCCTTGTTGGCTTTGGCGATCCTGCGTCCCATGATCGCCCACTCGGCGTCGCTGTAGCCGCCCTTGGCTTTATTGGCCGTGTCGTTGAAGCGGGTAATCGCGTTGATCGCCCGCATCGCCGGAGAAAGCGGGTAGCGGAAGTTGACCGGGTCGGCGAACAGATTCTCGGACACGTCGGCGTAGTCTGCCGGCTTGGTCATGTTCCCGCCTGGCTTGATCCCGATTCCGTATTTGCGCGAGCGGGCCTTCTGGGCTTTCTTCTCAGCCGATTCCTCGGCTTCTTTTAGCCTGAGCGCGGTGATTTGCTTGTCCGCTTTATAGGGCATATCGCCTCCCATCCACGCCTTAGCGGCAGTATTTCTGCCGAAACGAAAAGGCACACGCAATTGCGAGGTCCGGCCTTTTGGCCGCCGCTGCAGTTGCGTGTGCCCTTGTCCCGTTAGGGATGCTGTTTCACGCACGCCCCAGGTGGGGCTGTTTGTATAAAAACACGGCTCGCCGGCGAGATCCCGTGCGAGCCGTGTTTCAGAGTTTCACGTCTCGATTAGAGTATAGATGAATTATCGCTTTTTGTCAACGTCCCATATATGCTGATAAGCCACATTATCAGTCGCCAACTAGTTGGCGCATGAGATTCATTCTTCCTCTTCCCCAATTTTACCATCCACATCGGCAGTAATCTGCCGCACCGGATTGATCACCTCCGTCACCCGGAATTCCTCCAGCCCGCGCATCCCCCGCGCGCGCTTCTGCACCCGCACCGCCAGCACCCCCGCTCCGGCCATGCGCAGATGCAGGATCATCTGGTGCTCCAGTAGCGTCAGGCTCACCGGGTACATCCGCTCGGCAAACTGCCGCTCGGAATCCCAGGCGGATCGCCGCTCGCCGCCATTACGATCCGTCACTACACTCATAGTTTACTCGTCACCTCCCCGCGGGATAACCCCCACTGCCGGCGGGTAGATCGTCCAGCGCGCCGATTGCCCTGGATGGATGCTGACCATGTGCAGCATGGCAACCGCCTGGTTGCGGATCTCCAGTTTGCAATAAAAGCAGCGGTACACCGTCAAACTATCTGTCACCTGCTGAACGACTACTCGCGAGGCCGGCCAGCACGGCTGCTGCCAGTGCCAGTCCAGCCGCTTTATTTGCTCGAAGGCGCCGCTACCGATTTCCATTCCAGCAATCCTCCGCAGTGCGGGCAGAACTTCCACGTCGCTAGCGCCGGATATTTACACGAGCATACGAACGGCGTGCGCATCTGGACCCATTTGCGGTCCTGTTCCTCGTCATTCGAGAAAGCTACCCCGCTGCTCGAGACGTATGATTTCGGCAAACTGCCGCTCGGCAAACTGCCGCTCGGCTCAGGTTGGTCTGCGCCCATCTGTGTCTCCGATATAAACCCCTCGTACAGATTCCAGCTGGAGCTTCTTCTGTTCCTCTTCGCGCCGCTTGCGCTCCTCCTCGATCTGCTTGCTCAGCGGCCCGATCAGGTCATCCTGTTCGCCCCATTCCGGGCGGAATGGGATCGCATCGCATCGGCAATTTATACGATTCCTCGGCGACAGGCTCGGATCGCGTGGGAAGCGCGCCTTCTCCCCGCCCACGACGAAAGGCTCGCCTACCTTCACCCGCTGCCCGTGGGCGATGATGTGCTCCCAGCGCGTGCGATTATCGCCCGTCGCCAGCCAGACTTGTTCCAGGTCCGGAAATCGGTTTTTGGCATCCGCCATCTTGGTCCAGGAGGCCGCGCTCTGCACTGTCAGCAGCTCGGTGCGCATGATCGCCTCGGCCTTGGCGCTGATCCCCGTGGTGCCGATCTCGCGGAAGCCGCGTAGATCCCGAATGCCCAGGATGTTGGTGATTACGCTCATCACCTCGAACGGGGTTGATTCCATCATCACCCCGCTCACTATCTGGCCGCGGATCGCGGCGCTCATCTCCTCCGTCACGCTCACGATGCGGCTGGTGGTCAGGAACTGGCGCACCAGCTCGCTCTCCAGCCCGGTCAAGCCCGGCGACCAGGTCAGCTCGGCCGTGCCGACCAGATCATCGAACCCGCTGATCCCGCGCTGCCAGGCGCGCAGCGTCGCCGCCTGGTTGGCCACCACGATCTGGCGGGCGTAATCGGTGGTGATCGCCTCCAGGTTGGCCAGCAGCCGGCCAATCTCCGCCGGGCGGTAGAGCCCGCTCTCGAGCAGCAGCCGGCGCAGCTCGCCGTGCAGCCCCGCCAGCGCCGCCAGGATCGCCTGCGTCTCTTCCCAGGTCAGGTCGGTGTTCTTAAGCAGCCGTTTGATCGCAGCTCTCAGCTCACGCTTGCCCATGAATCCTCATCCGATAATAAGACTTACCGGCCTATGCCGGCGGCAGGATTGCCGGCGCTGGTTCTGGCTCCGGTTTCTCATCCGGCTTCTTGATCAGCTTATCCATCCGCTTCAGCAGCTCCACCACTGTTGGATCGACAGCGCCAGTATTGCCCGATTCCTCGTCCAGGATATCCTGGACGTCTAGAGTCACGCCCAATAGCTTGAAGATCTCCGCCAGGGCTTCCAGCGCCGGCTGCCTGGGGATAATGTTACCCATCACCAGCGGCAGCAGCGCCTGGGCCACCAATGCCAGCGAGTTCGCCGCCAGGTTGGTGTCTTTCTGGCTGATGTCCGGCATCACCACTCGGAACGCCTCCCGCGCCGGGGCCGTCTTCCCGCCCGGCTGGCCGTCCTCGTCCAGGATGTCTACCTCTCTATCCAGCAATCCCAACGCTACCAATACGTCGATCTGGTAACGGCACAGCGTGGCCAGGATGCGCTTGATCACCGTCTGCTTGTGGGCAAGCATTTTCATCGTCGGCTGGCCCATAGATTCAGCCGTTGCCCTATTGGTGTACCCGCCTTCGGCAATAAAATGCTCCGGCACCCGCGCCCCACCCGCAATGAACACCCGGAGCTGGCGGATCAGCACTTCCAGCTCGGCCGTCTTCAAGTCCGGATTCTTTGCCTCCAGCTCGGTCTTTTCGTTGTGCGCGTACACCGAGCCCGGTTTCATCGCCGCAACTTTCTGCGCCTGCTTCCTCAGATTGCGCTCCGGCTCCGGCGCCGTTTCGCTCCCGCCCTCGATCTCCAGGTCCCAGGAAAACATATTCAGCAGCGCCACATGCTCCGCCCCATCGAAGAAGACCTGGTCGAAGCGGTCCAGCCAGTCGATCATCGGCAGCAGCTCGGGCCGGCCGCGCACGCCGGTCGAGACCTTATTCACCCGGAAATAGAAGCAATTGCCCTTCACCTCGCTCTCGCTCAGCGAATTTTCCGCTTCACGCAGCTCCATCAATCCATTTTCCAGGCCATCAACCCGGAACTCGCGCCCGCTCAGCCGGCTGCGCAGCTCGCCCAGCCTGGATACATATTCAGACCAGCTCGATTCGAACAGCCGTCCGTCCCCACTCACCAGATCGGCGTACTTCCGCAGGTCGAGTCGCCCTTCCATAAGCCCGGACGCGCTCTCCTGTCTGATGATCTTATACAGCGGCCCATCTCCGCCGCCGGTGGGGCTTTTCAGCCGCAATCCCAGCTCGTCGCGCACGTTACTCTTATCGGTGATTACCGCGTAGATGTTCGTCGGGTCCACCGAGCCCAGTCGCACCAGCCCGTCCGCCACGGCCCCCTTGTCCTCGCCGGTGCGCTCGAAGGTCAAGATCACCTGCTCGCCGAACAGCCACAGCTCCCGGCTCAGCTCCTCCAGCCCCTCGCCCACGCCGCCTTCCTTGTCGCCCAGCGCGTTGACCGAGTCGAACCAGAAGCGGTCCAGCGCCGCCTGCACATCCGGGTTATCGGCTATTACTGTCACCCCATCGCCGACGGTGTAATCGACCCAGATCTCCACCAGCGCCTTGGCCAGCGGGTGCGTCTGCCACAGCCGATAGCAGGCCTCGATGGCCTTCTCCTGGCTGATCCTAGACAGGTCGCGCGGCTTCGATCCGGTCTCCACGTAGCCGGTCCCGATCGGTTTCCCATCTGCCGTATACAGCACCGGCTCGTCATTGCCGTCCTCCATGCCGGCTTCATAGGCCCGCCGGGCGCGCCGCTCGGCTTCCGGCGCCGGCACCCCGCCGAATAGCCGGATCACACGCTCACGTAGCGGCATCTTGCCGAAGCTCATTGGTTTGCGATCAGCCATCATGACCTCCAATCGGCAGAAATACTGCCGCTATTTATCGTCCGCGTCGGCGGAAATATTGCCGCAATTATCCCTGCCAGGCGCTCTTCCGGCGCTGCGCATGATATTGCCCTGCCTCGGGCTGCTCCACCGCCGCCTCGGCTATCGTCTCGTCCAGGCTGGCCGAAGCGCAATAATTCTCCGCGTGACAAAAATGATCGGCCCCCGCTGCCTGGTAGACCGCCACCTTCTGCCCGCCGGTCGATTCTTCCAATATTCTCACCGGCGCACACAGGTGGGCGTAATAATCGGGCACGCTACGGATATCCGCCGGCAGTGTGTTGACCTGGTCGTAGAATCGGGAGAATGTCAGGTCCATCGTGCGCGTCCGGTCCAGGTTGACCACGCCTTCTTTATCGTCCCAGACCGCTTCGTCTTCGCGCTTGGTGCCGGTCTTCTGCTGTACGTAGTACGCCAGCCAGACCTTGCCTTTCGGGAACTCCGCCTGCAGCTCGCGCGCCTTGCGCGTCTCGGGCAGGGCATCGATCACGCAGCAGGAGACGTTGTACTGCTTGATCAGCCGGCCGGCTTGTTCGAACGATTCCACCTCGCCGGTGTAGCGTTGCGGGCGCGCGCCGGTCTCCACATCCCGAGGTCCCCGGATCACCACGTGCAAGGCCTTGCCCACGTCCACGCCCATCACGCAGCGTTCATCCTGGACCGGCTTGTGGGCGTAGTCCCGCCGGCATGCGTCCAGGTCGCTCTCGGAGAGCTTGCCGCCCTTGGGCAGGTAAGGCAGGCCCAGGTCCTGGTTGAAGCACTCCTTGCGCACCGTCTCATCGGTCGAGCTCAGTGATTTCAATATTTCCGCCAGGTCCGTCGTGGCATTGAACAGCCTGGTCAAATGAAATCCCAAGATGTCCCGCTCCGGGTACGTCGCCACCCATTCCCCCGGGCCCAGGCGGTCCAGCTCGTGATCACAGCGCCGGCAGGCCAGAAAAGAACGCCCATCGATATGATTCCAGGCACGCGGCCGGCCCAGGTCGTCGAACTCGCGCACCAGCAGGCCGATCTCCAGCGGCTGGCGCTCGCCGCACTTCCCGCAGCGCACGTGCCATTCCCGCTGGTCGCTCTCCTGCCATTTGGCGTGGATACCGTAATCGGGATAGGTCGGCGTCGAGATCCACCTCTGCTCGGCGATCTCGGAATGCCCTTTGCGCTTCTGGGCGATTGCCGGTGCGCGCGGGTCCATCTCGTCCACCTCGTCCAGCACCAGGATATCGGCGTCGATGCTCTTGAGCTGCGGCGCCTTGCCGTCCGGGGTCACCTTCCCGCCCCGCAAATACATGAAGTTATCCCGCCTGGTCGATGCTGCGCTTTCCGCCGGCTGCCGCGCCGCCCTCGGTCACGATCTTGCTCAGATAATCGCTGGCCTCGATTCCCGGCCCGATCCTGGCCGCGCTGAAATCGCTGATATGCCTCTCGGTAGGGAAAACGTAGAGCACGTTTGCCTTGCGCTCGTCGGCTCCATACAATGAATAGGAGATCGCATATTCGCTGGCGCCCATCTGGGAGGCTTTATAGATAACCATGACCTGCGCCTGGCAGCGATAGATATCTCGCAAATAGGCATGCCCGGGCAGATCGAAGCGCACTCCCGGTTTCAAGTTCGCCCGCCTGAGAATCGTCCAGGTGAGCAGGTCCAGGCCTCGCTCCCCTCTAAGAGA